CGGAGGACGGGATTTTGGTGCCTTCCTCGGGGGACTGGGGCAGCTCGGGTATGGGTGGAGTTACCGGGTTCTCGATGCGCAATATGTGCGAGTGGACGGGTTTGGACGGGCTGTCCCTCAACGACGACGGCGTGTGTTCGTTGTCGGACATCTTGGAGACTGGCGACGTGCCGCGGCAGTATTATTTGAGCGCGAAAGCCTGCAGGGGAATACTGCGCCGCGCCGACAAGCGGGGCAAAGAGTTGCCCCCACAATTAGCGCGCGCCCTACAGGCGGTGGCGGGCTCGGCACCGACTTTGACTGCGACGGCGGGCTGATCGACTACGTTCCAGACATTGTCCCGCAGGCGATGTCGAGCAAGTGGAGCAAGGGATCGAGCGGGCCGGCTGGCGATGAGGTCGCAAACCTTGTGGCCCACGCCCTGCGCGCCGATGGCTTCGACGCCAGCGAGGACGGCAGGGGGCGCGGGACGCCGCTGATTGCTTTCTCCTGCAAGGACCACGGCGCCGACGCCGGCGCGATCTCCCCGACGCTTCGCAGCATGGGCCACGACGGATCGCACGCCAACGCTGGCGGGCAGGTGGCGGTGGCTTTCCAGCCGAGATTTGCCCGCAACGGTCGCGGCGCTCCCGACACCGTTGCAGCCGCCCTGACATCCGAAGCAGGCCGCACCGGCAAGGGCGACAGCGCGCAGTGCGTGGCTATCCAGGAACGCGCCGTCTGCGAGAATGCGGATGCCGGACCTGACGGGATAGGCGTTCGGGATGATGGCGCATCCTACACACTGGAAGCCCGCACAGTGCCGCAGGCGGTGCAATCCGGCTGGGCCGTGCGCCGATTAACCCCAAGAGAATGTGAAAGACTGCAGGGATTTCCCGACGACTACACGCTGGTGCCGTCGCGCGGCAAGCCTGCGGCTGACGGCCCTCGTTACAAGGCGCTGGGCAACTCGATGGCCGTCAACTGCATGCGCTGGATCGGCCGCCGCATCGAAATGATCCAGAGGTTGCCATGAACTCGTTATGGAACGACACGCCGGGCCTGACGCAACGCTTCCAGCAACTGCTGGAGGCGCCAGAGAACTATCCCTTCAGCAAGATCGCTCCGATGCTGTCGGCCGAGTTCAACATCCGCCTCACCAAGAACGCCTGTATCGGGAAAAGCAGGAGGCTCAAGATGCCACCACGGGAAGCACGGCCGCGCAAGATCCGGCAACACGTCTACCGGCCACGGCCGAAGCCCAAGCCCCGTCCCCCGGAGCATGCCGGCCTGATCACGATCTACCAGCTGCGGGATTACGTCGACTGCAAGTGGCCGATCGGCACATGGCCCGACATCCTGTTCTGCGGCGAGCAGCAGGAGGGGGGCCAGGTCTACTGCACCAAGCACTGCGACCTCGCCTATCACCCCGCGCGGAAGCAGTACGCATGATCAAGAAGCGCGGCGACGAGGAGCACAAACTGCAGGTGATGGTGATCGAACTGCTCGAGATCATGGGCAAGAAGGGAGCATTCTATTGCTTCTCGATCCCCAACGCCGGCATCCGCACGTTGCGGATGGGCGCCAGGATGAAGCGCGAGGGGCTACGCTCTGGCCTCGCCGATCTCTGCTTCATGCTGCCAGGCGGGCGGGTAGCGTGGCTGGAAATGAAAACCGCTACCGGCCGGCAGTCGCTCGAGCAGAAAAACTTTCAGCAGATCTGCCTTACGCTGAACCATCCATACGCCATTGCCCGATCGTTCGAAGAAGCAGAGAAAATCCTGAAACTTTGGGGAGTATTGAAGTGATCAATTACGAACGCCACTCGCCGTCCTCGCTCAACCTGTTCGCGGCGTCACCATCCATGTTTGTCCTCGAGCGCATCCTCGGCCACAAGCAGCCTGTCGGTGCCGTGGCGCACAGAGGCACGGCGATCGAGGCTGGCGTTGCCCATGGGCTGAAGGACGAAACCGCCACGGCAGCGGAATGCGTCAAGATTGCCGAGGCCAAGTACGATTTGCTCACGGCAATGTCGGGTGATCACCGCCGCGATAAGTATCGCGCCGACATCTCCGACATGGTGCAGTTGGCACTACTTGAACTGGTGCCCTACGGCGTACCCAGCGACGCGCAGGGTTTTATCACATGGCAACCCGAGGGCCTACGACTGCCGATCGTCGGCTACTTCGATTTCAAATGGGAAGACCACGGCATCATCGTCGACCTCAAGACCACCGACCGCATGCCCAGCGAGATCAAGGTCGGCCACGCCCGGCAGGTGTCGCTCTACGCCGGCGATAACCACAAGGGTCTGCTGACCTACTGCACGCCGAAGAAGTGCCAGACATACCAACTGGAGAACATCCGGGAGCATCGCCAGGCACTGCACAGCATTGCGCTGCGGGTCGAGAATTTCCTGGCGCTGAGTGAAGATCCGAATTTCTTTCCCACCATCACCGCGCCCGACCTCGACAGTTTTTATTGGGGCTCGCCGTCCGCGCGGGCACTTGCATTCGACGTATGGGGGGTCTGAATGTACAAAAACGCCAGTGACAAGACGACATACCTCAACCGCGTGGCCTCTCACGCCACAAAAGAGCATGCCACGGGGCGCGTCGACGCCATCCCCCCAGATGCCGAGCAGCCGGTGGCTTATTTCAACGCACTGCACGACCAGTACAAGGTCATGGCCGAGAATTACAAGGTGCTGCGGGAAGAAGCTACGTCGCTACGCGCCCGACTGAAGAACACGATGCCGTTTGAGGAGTATCGTCGCTGTCAGTCCCAGCTGGATGCGATCGGGCTGGACATGCACAAGATCCAGCAGCAGTTTGCTGAACTACGACCTCTCATCCGGGCCGCGCGCGAAGACGCCAAGGCGGCATTCTGCTGGCACATGGCAAAAACGATCCTGCAGAAAGAAGACGTCTGGATGATCGAAAACCAGTGCAACAAGTTTGCCGGCGAGCATGTTCATGTCAGCGACACGCTAAGGGGCAAGAGTATCGGCGAGCGGGAAGGCGAGGCCCATACCCACAGAGCCAGAACTATCAAACAAAATCTGCACCGACGCTGGTCGCGCGGCAATCTTGAAAAGGCAAAACGCGAGGATTTGGTAATGTATGAAACCAGCGAGTTCAGGCAGGACCAGAGGAGCCAACAAACACTAACGGTGCCTGTCGAGGTGCTGAAGAAAAAACTAGCTGATCACTTCAACAAGAAGTAAGAATTACGCCATCATCCAATACCGGGATCATCCGGTGTGGCGCCGCTGCCGGCCTTACAGCAGCATTGAGAAGGATGTTAAAATGTCTCGTTTTGGTTTCTCGACCGAGCCGTCAGCTGGCGGCGACTTCACCCCAATCGTCAAGTACGACGCCCGTGCCGGCCGGCTGTTTCGCATCGACCGCGTCCAAGACGCCAACGGCTACACCAACGACCAGGTCGACATCACCGCCACCTTCAAGGCAGTGGTAGACTTCGAGAACGTCGAAACCGGCTGGATGATGTTTATGCCGGGGGCTGCGCCGTCGCTCGTTCTCACCACGCTGCGGGCACTCGAGAACGGCGGCTCGCTGCCCGAGCGGCCCACCCCCGAACACAAGAACGGCATCCGCTTCCAGTTGAAGCTGGCGCCGTCATGCGGCGGCGACAAGCCGGTGCGGGAGATGGCGGGGATGGCGAAGGCGTTCCTGTCGGGCGTCGAGGAGGTCTATGAGGAGTACCTGCGCGATCGCTCCAAGTATCCGGGACAGCTGCCGGTGGTGCAGTTGGAGAGCACCACGCCGATCAAGTCCGGGTCCGGCGCGCAGTCCTCGACCAACTACAAGCCTACGTTTCGGATCTCCGGCTGGGTCAACCGGCCGGCCGACCTGAAATACCTGCCGCCGTCCACCGCCCCCGTCCAGCCGCTGAAGGCAACGGCGCCGGCTACCGGCGCGCAGACCGTGCCGCCGCCTAACGTGATGCGGACGCAGGCCCCGGCGCCGCAGATGGCTGATGACGACTTCGGCTAATCGGGGTTAGTGTCCGAAATCGGACAAAAAATTAGCGGGAGGGGCGTAGACACCCCTCCCGCTTGACCCCGTGCAACGTGCATCACCAACGCATCACAGGCAATCCCATGAACATAACCGAATGCCCCGTATTTTCAAGCGGGTGCCGCCATGATTGACCCCGAATTTGCCTCCGCGGCCGAGTGGGCGCAGCTGTACCGCACCAAGGCCATCCAGGTGGTACCGGCCTGTTCGCATGTCGAGGTTAGGCCCGGAACGGCGTGGAAACGGCCGCTGTTCTCGTCCTGGACCGAATTTCAGGAGGCGTTGGTCCCCGACGACAAGTTCGACGAATGGTACGGCCCGCACGGGCAGTACGTCGCCCGGCTGCAGATGGGTACGATCTGCGGGCGCGCCTCGGGCGGCATGTTCGTGGTCGACCTCGACCTCCACAAAAACCCGGCAGCAAACCATTGGTGGGCGGGCCTGATCGCCGTCCACAACAACAACATGAAGGTCGAAACCCCCATCCAGCGGACGGGGGGTGGCGGACTTCAGCTGCTATTCCGCGCCCCGCCCGGCTGGACCCCGCCAACCTGCAAGACGTCGATCGGCGTCGACATCCGCGGCCAGGGTGGCTTCGCCATGCTCGCCCCGAGCATGCATGAGAGCGGCCGGGCCTATGAGTGGCTCGAGGGGCTGTCCCCGGACGAGGTCGAGATCATGGTGGCGCCGGCCTGGCTGCTCGAGGCGATCGACGCCCTGGTGCTGGCGCATGGTGGTAGCGCAACCAGATCTGGGCAAACTTGGGCAAACCTGGGCACGCCCAACTTTGCCCAATCTGCCCAAGCTGCCTATGACGGCTTCGGGCACCAGACGGACGGCCGCGAGGAATACATGCGCGACCTGATCTGGGCCGCCGTGGTGGACTGGCGGCGGGAGTGCCCCATCAAGCCCTCGGAGGCCGAGAGCCACGCCAAGATGGTGGAAAAATACGGCATCTATGAGCGGGAGGTGGCGCCGCGGGTGTCCGGTGCCGGCATGACCAAGGACGAACTGCTCGACAGCGAGGGTAGGGGACCGGCGGCGTTTCACATGAAATGGGCCGCCGCAATGCGGCGCTGGGACGACAAGGTTTACGAAGAGGCCAAGCAGCCGGGAAAATCGACTAATTTCCCGGTGATTTTCCCGGCGGTCGCCGATCCGGTAGTAGACCCCGCCAAGCCGCTGATCCTGACATCAGCCGAGTTTCTGGCCGGCTACTCCCCGCCGGCGTACCTGGTCGACGGCATGATCCAGCGCGGATACCTCTACAGCCTCACCGCCCGCACCGGCCACGGCAAGACCGCGGTCGCGCTGTACATGGCGCAGGCGATCGCCCGTGGCGTACCCATGCACGGCTGCAAGGTACTGCCCGGCACCGTCCTGATCCTGGCCGGCGAGAACCCCGACGACGTCCGCGCCCGGTTCTTCGTTCTCGGCAAGGCCTACGGGTTCGACCCGGCAGCGTCCAAAATCCGGTGGATCCCAGGCGTCAAGCACCTGCCCAGCCATATGGACATCATCCGAAAGGAAACCGACGAGATAAACGACCTCGTCCAAGTGCTGGTGGATACCGCCGCCGCCTACTTCCCCGGCACCGAAACCAACTCCAACAGCGAGCAGGGCGAGTACGCCAGACTGTTGCGGCAGATGACGTTCCTCAAGAACAAGCCGGCCGTAGTTGCCCTCTCTCACCCCGTCAAGAATGCCTCCCGCGATAACCTGCTCCCCATGGGCGGCAGTGCCTTTCTCAACGAGGTCGACGGCAACCTGACCCTGTGGGCAGGCGTCGAGCGCCAGACGACACTGCACTGGCAGGGCAAGTTCCGGGGGCCGGAGTTCGACCCCGTCACGTTTGAACTGGTGGAGGAGCATTGCGAGGCCGTCAAGAACGAGGCCGGCGTGCTGCTGCCGTCCGTTGTCGCCAAGCCCATGGCCGAGGCCGAAGTGGAGGCGGCGGAAAACATGGCCGAAGCCGAGGAGGACAGACTGATGCGGGCCATGCACGGCTCACAGGCGGCGTCCTTCGCCAGGCTGGCCGACCAACTCGGATGGAAAAAGCGGAAGGTCCAGAGGCTCATGGAACGCCTGGCCGAGGCCAAGCTGGTGGAGCAGAAAAGAAACAAGAAATATCTGCTGACAAACAAGGGCACCGAAGCGATCGGGGGGCTAAAGAAGGGACACCACCATGATTGAAATCGCCTGGGCGAGGCGGAAGCAAGACGGCAAAATAGTAGGCGTCGACCAGGTAGACAGCGGGCTGGCATGCGAGTGCGTCTGCACCCAGTGCGCCCGGCCCCTGCTCGCCGCCAAGGGCGACGTCTACCGGCACCACTTCCGGCACCACGCCGATGGCGTCATCTGCAGCGGGGGGCAGGAGACAGCCCTCCACATCCTCGCCAAGGACATCGTGATGAGGGCGGTATCCATCCGACTGCCGGATGACGAGGTGAGGGATATCATCGCCGGATCAGAACTGGAACCTACCCTCGGTGACGTCAGGCCCGATGTCCTGATCCACACGCCGCAGGGTGACGTCGCCATCGAGATCGCCGTGAACCACCGGACGGGGGAGATCAAGAAGGCCCGCCTCGCCGCCATGAACTTGCCCGCCGTCGAGATCGATATCAGCATCTACCGCGGCCAGCTGATGAGCGAGGAGGAGCTAAGGGGGGCGGTCCTC